TCTGTATAGGTTCATCTGTTGGAATCTGACTTCGTATTGAGATTAGATTTCTTCTGAATCCTAATGAACTGTCATAGTCAACAGTAATGTGATTCGCATCTATCTTTGATAGGATATACGACCAAGACTTTGATGTTGCATTAGCACCGTGTAAAAAGACAATCATAGAGACTCCTAATATTTCATTCTTATATGAATTAATTCTAGTTTGGCGTCTTTAGGAGAGATATCAAACCATTCTCCTTTTAGTCTTTTATGAGATAGTGTTTTATGTAATATACGTTCTGCTTCCATCATATCTTTTTTACTATCAAATTGTTCTGAATAAAAAATCTCAACTTTTTGTGGATTACCTGTTTGTATAGCTTTTAATCTTTTTTTCAAGTCATTGGTAAACCCAATTTTTACAGGACCGTTTTCTGGTCCGATAGCATATACAAAGAATGTCACGATTTGATACCTAAATCGTTCTCTGTCATAACTCTAAACTCCCATTTTCTATCAGCACAATAGTCTTCGGCTGCTTTCCATTTTGCTTGATTGGTTGCATAAGTGACAACCTCATTAATATACTTTTTCGTTTTTCGTGTCTGTTTCTTTGGTGCGTTCTTTTGATATTCTGGTTTGACTTCGATCATTATCGTCTTTATCTGACTGTTCCTTTGGCGAACCTTGATAATGAAGTCTGGATAATATCTATGATATTTACCATCAATAGGATGCTTATAGGGTACTATAACCTCTTCACTTGCCCACCATAAAACGTTTTCATTCGTATCGAAATAGGTCATACATCTTGCTTCCCATGAAGATCTATAGACTATCTTCGATGGATCGCCACGATATTTTTTAGGGTTTCTTGGTCTAAATTTGCCTGAGTATGCCATATAAATAATAACAAAGTTATAATAAGGAATATTTATATGTCAATTCCCGGAGCAATAGCTGTTGATAATACAGCTCAAGATTTGATATCTAGGGGTACTGGAAGTAAAAGACAAAATCCTCTAAAAAATTTATATAAACAAAAGCCTACGTTTTCTAACCATTTAGGTGTGGAAGAAACAAAACATTTTGCTCAATTCAGAATAAGTGAAGATCTACAATATAACGCTAGAGAAATACCACAACAAGAAGCTACCGCTACTATAAATCTTCCAATGCCCGGTCAATTACAGACGGGATATAAAGCAGATTACGGTACTGAAGACTTAGGTGTTTTGGGTATGGGTGCAGCAAGTTTAGCAGATTCTACTAAAGGTGCTTCTAGTGCTGCTGGATTTGTTGATTCTATCATAGGTAAGGTTGGTAATTTAAATGCTGATGATGTCAAAGGAGCATTGTTAAATGTCGGTTTTGGACCTGTGGCCCAGGCTCTTAGTGGAATCACAGGTATTGCTGGATTGGGTGATCCGGTAAAGGGTGCAATGTATGGTCTAGGCGTTGCTAGAAACAGCCATCAAGCAGTGTTATTTAATAGTGTTGGTTTTAGATCTCATAGTTTTAATTATACCTTTGTTCCTAAGAATCAAAAGGAACAAGAACAGGTTAGAGAGATTATTAAATTATTAAAAACAGCGATGCTACCAGATTATATATTAGATAATCATTTCTTTAAGTATCCCGCTAAATTTGATATTGATTTTCTTGATCAAAAAAGCCGTAGGTATTTCTTTGATATTAAAAACAGTGTTCTTACTGATTTCAATGTTGACTATCATGGTGCTGGAGGTGATTTCTATCACGATATTGAAGGATCTAAAGCACCTGTACAGGTTAATATTCAAATGTCTTTTCTCGAAACAACAATCACAGATAGAGATTCTGTTGTTAGAGGAGGAAGATAATGTTTTTATTCGAAGAATATCCTAAAACACAATATGATTTAAATTATAAAAATAAACCACAAACCGTAACAAATATTATGGTTCGTTTCAAGATTGTTGAGTTAATCAAACAAAAAAGAGTCGTTTACTATAATTATAGTATTCAAGAAGGCGAAAGAGCAGATGTCGTTGCACATAAGTATTATGGTGATTCAACACTTGATTGGTTGATTATGCTTACAAACAACATTATAGATCCTCTCTATGATTGGCCATTGAGTTATAATAATTTTATTAAATATTTAAGAAGTAAATATGGTAATGTTGAAACGGCGCAAAGTACAATACATGAATATAGATGGGTTTTAAACGAGCAGTCAGTATATTTTGATGGAACTATTTTACCAAAAAGAACACTTGTCGTAGACTCACAAACATTTGCTGGATTGGGTTCTAATGAAAGAGAAACTATCTACAAGTATGATTATGAAGTAGAGTTGAACGATGCTAAAAGAAACATCAAATTAATATCTGACGATCAGGTAAATCAAATCTTAAACACATATGATAAAGTATTCGAATGACCAGTTCTTTAAAGAATGTATACACACCTAAAGATATCGACGTAAGAGAATTAACATTATTTAATTTTAGTGTCGGTAAACAACTTTCATTTGTTGATTTGACCAGATCGACAATTGAATTTTCTGTATATGAAGATCTTTGGTCAAATTTTATGAGTGCCGATATCACGGTTCAAGACAATCAAGGAATGATAGAAACCATTCCTATTTTCGGTGAAGAACTTATTAGAATAAAATTTAAAACACCGACATTTAAAAACTTTATTGATAAACTATTTGTCATCTATAAGATTGACAAAAGACAAAATATGAATGAAAGAACAGATGTATATACACTATCTCTAATATCTATTGAGAATATAGTGTCTATGATATCAACTGTTGATGATTCTTATGTGGGAAAAGAAATATCGGAAATAGTAAATCTCGTATATTTTAATTACATTTATAATTCTAGTAAAACATTCGGTAGACTAAACGAATTTAAGTTTAATGCTGAACCGAAAGATATTTTTGTAGAGGATACTCAAGGTCTTCAGAGTTTTATAGCACCGACAAATACTCCTTTTGATTTTATGAGTTATCTGACAACAGAAGCACAATCTATTGAATACGAAGAAAGTGATTTTGTTTTATATGAAGATAGAGATAAGTTTAATTTTAGAACAATCAGTAGTTTAATTGATACAGATCCTGTTGATAGTTTTTATCTAGCCGATCCTTCTGTCAAACAATATAGTGATACTAAAGTAAAAAAATATCAAATTATAGAAAAACTACAGTATGATAACCAGTTTGATCTAATTGAACGTATTGCCAGTGGAATGTATGATAATACTGTAAAGACAATAGATCCTATTCTCAAGAAGTATGAAGAGATAGATTTCAATTATTATAATGAGACATTACCACCAAGTACTTTTAAAGGCCTGGGTAACTGGCCAGTAATATCGCAATGGAGTGTATATAAAAATTTAAATGGTGAATCATATTCCAAATATATTGTTGGAAATCTATCAGACGATGAATATTATAAAACATCGTATCTAGATAATAGAACTATTGATGCCGATCGTAATGTCTTTGATCCATATACTCGTTATCCATTTAGAAAGCATTTATTCCTCAATACAAGAACGTCTAAGTTATCTCAACTACATAATGGAATTCGTCTGAGTATTTCTATTCCTGGCAATACTGATCTAAAGGTCGGTGATGTCATTAATGTTTTTGTACCACAAAATAGAACTACTGTAGAAAGCGAAGCAAAGTACAACTTCTTCTTTGGTCAAGAAAAACCTAAATTTCTTATTACTGCTCTAACACATAGATATAGCTATAAAGAAGAATTATATTATACTATGTTAGAAGTTGTTAAAGATACTTTTGATAAACAAATAAGAGATAATACCGATAAAGAAGAGATATTTACATAATGTCTAATAGATCAATACAAGACCAGTTGGGTCACGAATTTGTTTGGTTTTTCGGAGTAGTTGAAGACCGCATTGATCCATTGAAACTCGGAAGAGTTCGTGTTAGATGTTATGGCTGGCATACTAATGATAAAGAAAAATTGCCAACAAAAAATCTACCATGGGCTCAATGTGTTCAAGACATTACTAGTGGTTCGATGTCTGGTATTGGTAGATCACCAACAGGTATTGTTGAAGGAACATGGGTAGTTGGTTTCTTTCTTGATGGAAAGAAAGCTCAAAAACCAATGGTGTTGGGAACTCTTGCAGGTATACCACAAACACTACCAGACTCGACAAAAGGATTCAACGATCCTGAAGGTGCTTATCCAAAGATCATCGATGAACCAGATGTATCAAGATTAGCGAGAAACGAACAAACACAGAATACTATAGTCCAAACCAAAAAGAACTCAAGAGATACAGAAATACCTGTAGCAAATTCTGCTTCGACTTGGAACGAACCATTCAATCCATATAACGCAAGATATCCTTATAATCATGTTTGGCAGACAGAATCTGGACATGTTGTCGAACTAGATGATAGTGATGGTTCAGAAAGAGTTCATATCTATCATAGAACAGGCACGTTTATTGAGATCGATAGTAACGGTACTAAAGTTTCAAAGACTATTGGTGATCAATACGAGATTCTAGAACGTAATGGATATGTTCATATTAAAGGAAATGTGAATGTAACTATTGATGGTGATGCTAATCTATATGTGAAGAATAATCTCAATCTGGACGTAGATGGGGATATGAATGTCAAAGTTCGTAACGACTTTAATATGGATGTTAGTGGCAATACTCATATCTCTACCCGTGAGAGTATGAATATGATAGCAAATACAGTTGCTATTGAGACATTAAATGGTCCTATTAATCAGTACGTGAAAGGTGGAGATTATAACGTTTATACTGATAAAGAAGTAAATATTAAATCAGACGGTGATAATAATATGGACGCTGATAATATGTATTGGCAGTCTAATAAAGCTGATACTGCAAGTAAATCAACGTTGGCAAAAGCGCCCGATAGAGTAATTGCGAGTCCTGTAGTACTATCACCATTAATCGAATTGAATAGAGATGATCTATTTGCTATCTATTATGATGATGAAGAGGCAGTACAATCAACACCACCAACAGGATATATTGAGGAGTTTGTTGCGGCAGGAGCAGGAACGCAAGAACAGTTAGATACTGTTGCACCAACATCAGGAGCCACTGTGGACGAGACAGAAACGGCAGCGGGCACTGCTACAAATACTCAGAGAGACCAGACATTAACAAATAGAGATGATTTCCCAGACTCATTACAATTGTCTACAAATTACAATCTCGGTCAATTGTCTTCTCGTGCTGTTGTATCTAAGTATAAGGTACGACCTCAAGTTGGATTATCTTCAGCAGAGATTGTTCAGAATCTTAAAGGTGTTGCAGAGAATATTCTTGAACCAATCCTTGCAAAATATCCAGATATGATTGTTACTTCTGCATTCCGTGTTGGTAAGACAAGAAGTCAGCATTTCAGAGGACAGGCAGTAGACATTCAGTTTAGAAATGCTTCGAAGAAAGAATATTATGAAAGAGCAAAGATTATTAAAAATCTAGTTCCTTATGATCAGTTTCTTTTAGAATTTAAGAATACAGGAACAGGACTTCCTTGGATTCATATATCATTTAGTTTTGATAGTAATCGTGGTCAAGTATTAACATTCTTTAATCATAAGGTAGCGTCATCTGGATTGGTACAGTTAGCATAATGGTAGAGGTACACAGAGACACCGATAGTAGAGCTTGTGGTGCAGTAACAACTGTTTCACTACAAAATAATTTTTATATTAATAATCTTCTCGTATCTGTACAAGGAGATCCAAATAGTCATGGTGCGGGTGGATTAAATGCCTCAATTAATCCTGGAAATATTTTTGTAAATAATCTTGAAGTCGTAATGAATGGTAGTAGCGCACAAGCTGATTCTCTTTGTCCTATATTAGGCGGCGCTCATTGTGGTCCTTCGGCAACATCAGGGAGTCCAAATGTTTTTGCATACGAATAAAAAAATATTAGTCTCACTTCGTGTATTTTACTATATGCCTGATTATAGAGATTTAATACAAGAATTCATGTGGCAAACAATGGATGTAAAACCAAAATACCCTAGAGTGAATAAGTTTTTAAATTATTGGAAAGAAAACATTGAGGCTGTTATAGCAGACGTAGAAATGGCAGAGGTTGATAAGAAACCAAAATACCGTTCCGTTGATGACATCTTTAGATTTTAATATAAATAAAAGAAAAAACGAGTTTACAAATGTCTTCTGCTTTTAGATCTGGTGCCGCTTCACCTATTACGAACGAGGTCTTATATAAAGATCTCGGTCTCACATTCACAGCGCATCCAATTACAAAAAATGTTAAGGTTTTAAAAAATGATGAAGCAGTGAAGAGAGCGGTAAAAAATCTTATCTTAACAAACAAATATGAAAGACCATACAATCCTCTATATGGTGGTAATATAACGTCTTATCTTTTTGAAAATTTCACTCCTGGTACACAGCTGGAAATGGAAAGACAAATTGAAACCGCTATTGAAATATATGAACCTAGAGCAATATTGTTGGATGTCAATGTGAGAGATTCTGAGGTGGATAATAATCGAATTACAGTAACTGTATTTTTTCGAGTAGCAAATCAAACGGAACCAACAGAACTATCATTTACAGTTGAAAGAACACGATAATGACAACAACAAGTTCATTAAATATAACCGAATTAAACTTTGATACTATCAAAAGTAATCTAAAGACCTTTTTACAAAGTCAAGAAGAGTTTACAGATTATGATTTTGATAGTTCAACATTATCTGTTCTTTTAGATCTTCTTGCTTATAATACTTATTATAATGCATTTTATACAAATATGGTCGGCAATGAGATGTTTCTTGACTCAGCGCAGTTAAGAAATAGTGTCGTTTCACGAGCCAAGATGCTAGGTTATGTACCAAGATCTGCAAGAGGTGCTACTGCTTCACTGGATGTAAATATTATTCCTGGGTCGCCCGTCGCTTCTGTTACAGTAGCTAAGAATACTAGATTTACGACGACAGTAGATGGTGTTTCATATACATTTGTTACACCACAAGCATATAATATTCCCGAAAGTTCAACAGTAGGAACTTACAGCGGTAGTATTAGTGTTGTAGAAGGTGAACCTCTTACACAGAGATTTACTGTAAGTACTGTTAATCCCGTTCGTTATGTATTACCAAATGAAAACGTCGATACAAGAAGTATTACCGTTCAGATTCAAGAGTCAGTATCTAATACTTCTGTCACTACTTATACTCTACAGGATGACCTATCGCAAGTTAATTCTATCTCAAAGATCTTTTATCTCCAAGAAAATGAAGATAGTAAGTTTGAGGTATACTTTGGTGATAATACATTCGGCAAAAAACCAATCGATGGTAATATTATCATCGTTGATTATAGAGTATGCAGTGGCAATGCTCCAAATGGTGTATCTTCCTTTTCAACACCAAATGCTCTTGGCGGATATTCGAACTTTACTACTACAGTAACATCTGTAGCACAAGGTGGCGGTTCAATTGAATCTATTAATTCTGTAAAACGTAATGCTCCTTATTGGTATCAACAACAGGATCGTTTAGTAACGATTAACGATTATAAGACTGCAATTCTATCAGAGAATGCTGACATTCAATCAGTTGAAGTTTGGGGTGGAGAAGATAATGATCCGCCGATCTACGGCAAGGTTTACGTATCTGCTAAACCAACATCTGGTGCTATTATTTCTAATGAAAGAAAAGAATTAATTAAGTCTTCTTTGAAGAGTAGAAATGTTGTTGCCATTGATGTTGAGTTCGCTGATGCAACTTATATGTATATTGTGCCTACTATTAGTGTTAGATATAATCCAGAATTAACATCTCTTTCTGCTAATGAACTAAATGTAAAGATTCAAACAGCCGTACAGAGTTTCGAAACAAATAATCTCGGAACGTTTGGAAATAAGTTTTATCTATCTACTTTAATTAATAATATTAATACTGCTGATGATAGTTTCGTGTCTACAGATATTGATTTTCAACTTGAAAAGAGATTTTTGCCTGTAACAAATCAAAATCAAAAATATCTGGTGAATTTCAATACACCAATTAAAGAACCCGTAGCGACACAACATTCTTCACATGCTGGTTCACACAATCTATTCAGTTCTAAGTTTGAATGGTCTCAATATACTTCTGCTTATTTTGATGAAGATGGTGAAGGCATATTAAGAATATTCCAACAAAGACCAACATCTACTGTTTATGTAAAAAATAATGCAGGTACAGTAGATTATAATAGTGGATTGGTAACAATTGAAAATATTAATGTCAAATCATATGATGGTAATTATTTGTCAATTAAGATTAATCCAGTAAATAAAAATATCTTTGGTGTAAGAAATCAGATTCTTTTGATATCAGGAACCACTATTACAACTGTTGACGATCTTTCTGGTAAAACAACATCATCAGTTGGAACTGTAGTCACGGATGGAACGACAACAACAAATCTCACAGATAACGCTACAAGCACGGTAGTTGTTTAATGTCAATTGATAAGAAGATATCATCGCTAGTTCCTGAACAACTTCCTGATTTTGTCAGAGAAGAGGGACCGAAACTTCAGGCATTTATGGAAGCCTATTATCGGTATCTAGAACAGACCGGTAAAGCAATAGACGCGTCAAAGAATCTTCTATCATATCAAGATATCGATGAGACTCTTCCACAATTTCTAAAACATTTTCGTGCTGAAATTCTAAAAGGATTTCCAGAAGATGCAGTAATTGATAAAGCACTGATTGCTAAACATATTCGTGATATGTATCGGCAGAAAGGTACAGATAAGTCTTATAAGTTTCTCTTTCGTGCTTTGTTCAATGAAGATGTAGAACTTTATCTTCCTGGCGATTATGTACTAAGAACATCTGATGGTAGATGGATTAAAGAAACATTTGTTCGTGTTACTCAGTTGACTTCTGAAGATGCCACAAGCATTCAAGGTGAAGTTATAGTAGGGCAGACATCTGGCGCTTATGGTAGAGTTCAAGGTATCAATCAGGTACTTGAGATTGGACAGCTTGTAACAGAATTGTTATTAACGAATGTGATTGGTACATTTATAGATGGTGAAGATATCGTATCAGATGTCTCTGGTATTACTGCTCCCATTTATACCGCATCTGGTCCAATTAAAAATCTACAAATACAAAAGTGGACTAATATTCTACCTCGCGGATTTGGTGCTGGCGTCTTTCACCAATCTGGCGACTCTTTTACTATTACTTCAGATGCTGGTTCAGGAGCATCAGGAACGATTATTGCTGTAAATAATAAGTCTGCTGTTAATGTTAATATCATCGATGGTGGTAGTGGTTATGTTGTAGGAAATCCCGTTGTTATTACCAAAGTTGATGCGGGTATTGGTGCTAGTGCTGAAGTAACAGGAATTACTGACACAGAGATTATTCGAATCTGTCAAGATACAATTGACTCTGTACAGAATGTTGTATTGAATACGGGTCCAACGTTTGTTAGTTTAGGTACAAATACAACATCTGTTTCTGCTAATCTTGCTGCGGCAAATGTTACAAATCCAGATCTATTACATGCTTTAGATTATGATTCGGTTTCAGTTGGTACTATATCACAAGTAACTATGTTCTCATATGGTTCTGGTTATACAACATTACCCAGAGTTACAAGTACTAACGCAAATATTGCAACACAACTTATACCAGATGATTCTGGAGGTATTCTAGGTGATAATGCTGTATTAGGTGCGGTCTATCTTCCAGGATCGATTGAAGCAGTTTCTATCACCACACCTGGATCTGGTTATTCTAGATTCGAAAATCTTGGTATTGTAAACGCGAGTAGAACGGGAACAGTAAATGCTGTTGCTACTCCGTTACTTTCAGCTACTGGTGAAAAAGATGGTAGATATGTATCTACTAAAGGTTTTATTAGTTGGGATCAAAGATTACAAGATAGTTATTATTATCAAGACTTCAGTTATGTAATCAGATCAAATCAGATTATAGATGATTATAGAGATATTGTAGATGAGTTAGTACATCCTAGTGGTACTGTGTTCTTTGGCGAATATCAGATTTATTCTATATTCGATAGTTATGTTGACAATACAGTTCAAGATATAAAATTTGAATTAATAGAAATATTTGATATTGTACTTAATGACGCGAATACAGCAAACATTGTTACTGTAATCGATCCAGCATATAATGATACGTCAGGTAATCTGTTTATCTTTAATTATAGTACACTCGCACCATTTCTAGCTCCAACTGTTGGTACTGGTGTTCCAACGACTATCAATGCGTTTGGCGAGATTGCTATTGGAGATTTGAATAGTTCTAAGTTGGTATTTGGTAATAATACACACTTTAATCCACCCACAGGGAATACAAATTTCTTTAGTTCAAATGCTACGTTTGATACTACAGTGATCACATTTGACACGAACAAATATGGAGTCATTGCTAAGTCTGGTCAGACAATGCCCGGATTTATTAGACAACTTCCAACAAATGCCAATACCATCATAGGTAATTCGGGTACAGAATTTAACATCGACCACAGGGTTGGCGATATGATCTGGTCTAGAAATACGGCCAACGAAGAATCAATTTTTGTGAAGATTATTCAGATTGATAGTGCTAGTTCTATGATTACAAACCCAGCACTTAGAATTGTAGATGGTCAATACCAGGCGAACGTTCTGTTTGCTCAGACCGCGAATACGACTGCTGGTTCTCGATTGGTTCTTCCACCGCCAATACTGGATAGTTACGACATGATCATCTTCAATTCCGCAGGAGCGAATACTGATGGGCAATATGCTGTGAATGTTGTTTCTTCTACTGTCAACACTGTTATGTCTTTGAGCGCGCCATATACTGGACCTACTTTATCTAATGGGCAACTCGCTTGGATTGACCCAGGATTTCTACCAGAGTAATAAATAAAATAAAAAGACGAGGACACAATGGCGTTACAAACAATAGGTTTAGGAACTTCTCCGAATGATGGTACCGGAGACAGTATCCGGGTCGCTGGAGATAAGATCAACGATAATTTCGTTGAACTCTATAACTTGCTTGGCGACGGAACGACTCTAGGAGATGCCACGTTTACGACGCTCACCACGCCAACCGTCACTAACTCTGGCACGCTGGCGCTGTCGGCGACGGGCGCGAACATAATTACGGCGTCCACAAACGGCGTTGAACGCGCCCGCATCGACAGCAGCGGGAATGTCGGTATCGGCACGTCATCCCCCAGCTATCTGCTTCATCTAAATCAAAACGGCGATACACAGGCTTGGATTAGTGCGACCAATTCTGGCACAAACAGCGCAGGTATTGCATTTGAAAATCAAGGTCAACGCAACTGGCAGATTTGGGCTGATCGCACAAACGATGCGCTTCAATTTGGTCATAATAGTCGTGCTACCGTAGGTATGCAACTTACTTCCAGCGGCAACGTCGGTATTGGGACGACGGCTCCTCGTGCACCATTGCACGTTCAACCGGCTGGAGGCGCTTCGGATAATTTTAATGTTTTGGTTTCGCAGTATCGTCCAAACATTGTCCTTGAAGACATTTCCGTCTCTGCAACAGATTTTCAGTTTTTTGTTGATGGAAACGCTTTTCAAATACGCTCTGGAGATGCAAGTACAGATACAAAATTAGCTTCCGAACATATGCGTATCACCAGCACGGGGGGCATTGGTATTGGTACAACGGCTCCAGACGGCAACTTAAATGTACACCGAACCGCCGCCTCAAGCGGTTGGATTATAAATGGGCAAACGGCTGGTATCTCCAACGACAGCGGCTTGTATATGGATTCAAGCAACAACATTGAAATGGCAGTTCGTAATGGTTCTGGCACTTTAACTGCTGCTGTGAAAAGTTCTGGCAGTACATTCTTTAATGGCGGCAACGTCGGCATCGGCACAACTTCACCAAGCGGCAAGTTATCAATACAAGCAGACGCTACATCTGATGTTGATTTAAGAATTTTCAGTGACATTGCTAACACTCCTCGAATTTATCTTGGTGATACTGCAAGTCAAACGCAAGGAGCTATCGGTTACTATAATAGTGTCGATGCTCTGTTCTTCCAATCAAACGGCTCAGAACGTATGCGTATCGACAGCAGCGGAAACGTGCTAATCGGCACCACAACAACTGGCGCATCTAAGCTCGTCGTCGCTGACGACAGCATCCAGGTGAACACGGCAAAGACTCCCGCGTCGGCTTCCGCGACGGGAACGACAGGGCAAATTGCCTGGGATGCGTCTTATATATATGTCTGCACTGCCACCAATACTTGGCGTCGTGTGGCGCATGGGACGTGGTAATATAACTAAACAATACTTAATTTTCATA